CCAAAAGAAGTGCCGTTCCTTAATGGCATTTCTTGACTGTTGATAGCAGTTATCTAAAATATTAATTGTACATTGCAGCAACAAAAACCAAACAAATGAGCGATATTATTACACAAGCAAAAGCCAGCGCACCAAGCACAGGCGTATTCTCAACCCTCGAAGCGTTCGAGCACTGGCAACGAGTGGCAAAGATGGTAAGCGAAAGCAACATCGTACCCGCTAATTATCAAAAGAACATTTCAAACGTTATGATTGCGATTGAAATGGCTAACCGAATAGGGGTGTCACCCTTCATGGTCATGCAGAACCTAGACATTATCAAGGGGAAACCATCTTGGAGCAGCACGTTTATCATTTCGGCTATCAATAGTTGTGGCCGCTTTGATCCGTTACGCTTTGTATTCGAGGGAGAACCAAAAACAAGCGAGTACGGATGTCGAGCCGTAACGAAAGACAAGGACGGCATCATCTGTAAAGGCCCGTTGGTAAATTGGGCAATGGTTAAGGCTGAAGGGTGGTTAGACAAGTCGGGGTCTAAATGGAAAACGATGCCTGAAATCATGTTCCAATACCGCGCCGCCTCATTCTTTGGACGCTTGTATGCTCCAGACATTTTAAATGGGATGCACTCGGTTGAAGAAACGGTTGAGATTGTCTCCAAGATAGACCCCAACGCGAGGCTCGAAGAACTTCAAGAGTTGTTTATCAAGAATGGTGAAAGCCTAAGCGATGAAGACAAGGAGGGGATAGAGAGAGTGATCGCTAATAAAGAGGTCAATATGTACGCGAAAGCAATTACTCACCTTAAAACCCTTTAGCCATGTTCGAGAACAACAATAGAGCAGGACGCTTTACCTCAAGTCAGATCGTTAACCTAATGAAGAACGGGCGGGCAGCGGGTAGCGTTGGAGCACCATTCTTTACATACGTAGACAAGAAGCGAAGGGAACGAAAGCTGAAAAGATCCTTTTCACTAAACAAGGGCAACCGTTCAACGGCGTGGGGCCACCTCATGGAAGCGTGGGTAATGTTCGACAAGCTGGGATTTACCTACGAACACCACGGTAAGAAGACATCCATTCATCCGAGTTATGACTTCTGGGCGGGAACAACTGACTTGCTTCAAGCGGGCGTCAAGGTGGGCGACATTAAATGTTACGAGCCCGACAACTTCACTCAACTTGCAGACGTTCTACTTCAAAAAGATGTGAGCGCCTTCAAGAAGGCTTACGAGTCTGAGTACTGGCAGCTGGTATCCAACGCTTGCATCCACGGGGTGACCAAGGCAGAATCAATTCTGTTCATGCCAATGAAATCGGAGCTGGATAGAATACGAACGTGGCTGAATGACCTCGATGTTAAAGAATCAGAAGACCTTCACCGTTACAGATACATTCTCGATGCCTCGGATGAAGATTTACCTTACCTTCCTGAAGAGTGTACGGATTACGAAAGCCTAATTACATTTGAATTTGAGATTCCCCAGGAAGATATGGATGCTCTAACCGCTCGTGTCCTAATGGCAGAAGAAGAATTGCTAAACCCAAAAACCAAATAGAATGAAGCAGCAGCCCGAAATACTAGACGCACTAAACGAGTCAACAGAGAGCCAGTGCAACATGATACGCGCTCATCTCAATGAGGGAAAATCCATCACACCGATGGGAGCGTTAACCCTGTTCAACTGCTTTCGATTAGGCGCGAGAATCCACAACCTCCGATCTGAGGGGATGGACATTGAAACCGAAATGGTCGCGAAAGGGGATAAACGATTTGCGAAGTACTACCTAAAAGATTCTTAACTTTATTCAATGCTTGTGATTGAGTTGGTAAAATATCGAGAAGATTTGGTTGGTTATGCTCGCGGCATTGTTGGAGGCTACGCTGAAGATGTAGTCTCCGACTTGTCCGAGTATTTTCTAAGAGGACGCTTTAACGCACCACCGAATCCCTTACCGCTTTTGATGTGGTACACGAAATGCCGATGCATTGATTACCTACGGTCAAGCTTACCGACGCAAGAGTTGCCCCGTGGCCTTCAAATCATAATTGAAGAGAGCGTTACAGATCCCCGAATTGAATACATCGAAGCGGCCCTAAGAGAATTACCGCCGCTTGTGTCAAGGCTAATCGTATTGAATCGAGTGGAGGGTATTACAGTGCCTCAGTTGGCAAAGGAAACAGGGATAAGTATGCAGAGAATCAAGTACCTTATTCGAAGCGGTAAGAAACAAATCCAAGACAATGAAACAAGACGAACATAGATTACAAGTGGCGTGCGTTAATTGGTTTGGCTACGCATACCCAAAGCTAAAGCATCTACTCATTGCTATTCCCAACGGAGGTAAGAGACACCTTACAACGGCTAAGAAGCTCAAAGCAGAAGGCGCAAAGTCTGGAGTTCCTGACTTGTTTTTGGCAGTTCCGCTATGGTCTTACGGTGGCCTGTGGATTGAAATGAAGGTGAAGCCCAACAAGCCTAGCCCTAATCAAAAGAAGTATCTAATCGAATTAGAAGAGCACGGGTATGCCGTTTCCGTTTGCTACTCCTTCGATGAGTTTGAGAGAATAGTAACCGATTACCTAGACGGCATTTACAGGAACGAAACACCAATAGAAAAATGAGCAAACAACTAAACTTAAATTCCGACACACCAAAGAAGCCCCGAAAGAAACGGGTCTACAAAACCAAAGGTGAAACCGTTAAGGCAGGCGACTTGGTAGAGAAGATAACCACGGCAACGGGAATAAAGAAAGCCGTCGAAGTCTTCAGCCTTATAACTGGCGCTGACTGCAATTGTGAAGCGAGGAAGGAGAAGCTGAATAACATACCTCTGTTCAAGCGAGGCCGACTAAAGGCTAAGTGCATCACGCAAGATCAGTATTATCAAATCAAAGAGGTGTTGATAGTTAAGAACAACTCGCTGACTCGAGAGCAGTCAATCAAGATCGCGGAGTTTTACAGCACGGTGTTCTCAACGCGATACAATGTCTGGTGCTTGAATTGCGCTGAGATTTGGAAATCGAAGATGAGGGACCTGCAGGGCGTTGTTGACTTTTACGCTGAAGAATTAGGAGAATAGTAAAACCAAAAACCAAATGAAAGAACTCATAGACATAGCCTATCCAATACGAACGAGCGCAACACCTGAGCAAGATCGCCTACTCAAGTATTCGCTCCGCTCCCTAGAGAAGCACGGCGGCAACTTCGGCAAAGTCTGGATGATTGGACGGCGACGGCCATGGTTTAGCAGTATGGTTAAGATGTGCAACATAGACGACAGTGAGCAGCGCGGTAAGGCAAACTCCCTAATAATCAAACTAAGCACCTTCTGCGCGATGGACAAGAAGTTTGTATTGATGTCCGACGACTTCATTCTACTGAAGAACATCTCGATTACGTGGGCGCATTACAGGGCCTTGCCAAGTATCAACAACGTGGTAAGGCAGACAACCGACATACTGTATCGGAAAATGCTGCAAAAGAGCCTTCAAGATAACGGCAACGGCCTGAAGGATGCACCCGCTTTCATTACACACACTCCGATGTTGATTGATCGACCTAAACTCATGGCTAAGATATGTCGAGGGACTTCGTTCAGGCAGGACTACGCGTTGAGAAGGGGGCTACACAAGCACCCGCTTACAGAAATCATTGAGTACGATGTTCAGGTTACTGAGAGGCACTCCGTTGAGAAGTGGCCGTCTGCTTTTGCTGGACATGGTCAAGTGAGTATCTCAGGGTGGGCAATGGACAAGAACCTGTTTGAGGTTTTAGACGTAATGTTTCCAAATAAATCAAAGTACGAGAGATGACAAAAGCAGAAGAAGTAATCGCTTTAATTCGAACCGACTACATTTCAGCGGTTAAGGCTTGTGAAAGAGTAGGGATGATTGAAAGCACGTTTAGGCTTCATGTGCAAACTCAGGGGTTAGATGCGAATTACGCGCGCGCACGCGAGGAAAGGCATACCCATTTAGCAGAAGAGATTATAGAAATATCCGATACTCCGTTTGAGCATGAGATAAGAAAGGAAACGGACGATGGAACCGATATTACAAAGCAAGACCATATCCAACACCGCAAGCTTCAGATAGACGCTCGCAAATGGTATCTTGGCAAGATGGAGCCTAAAAGGTTTGGGGAACGATTACAGCAGGACATTAACGCAACGGGTGAAATCACACACAAAAAAGTTGATTGGTCAAAAGTACCCGACCAAGTGTTAAAAGACTTTCTAGATAGCCAGAAGGACGGTGAATGAAAGATAATTTAAAACCAGATATTGAGGGCGCAACAAATGAAATGGCTCGAAGGAATCTAAACTTCTTCATTGAGAAAACGATGCCTTCTTATGAATCCCAATGGTTTCATAATGTCATTTGTAGAAACATAGAAGATTGGTTTAGCGGTAAGGGTAAAGATAAACTCATGGTATTTCTGCCACCGCAACACGGCAAGAGTCAAATAAGCACCCGACACGCTCCCGCCTGGATTCTAGGTAAAGATCCGAACTGTAAGGTAGGTGTTGCCGCTTATAATTCCACAGTAGCAAGTAAGTTCAATAGGGACGTTCAAAGGATAATGGACGAAGATGAGTACAAGCAAATTTTTGATACTCGCTTACCTTCACCAATGGACGCAAATCTATCTAGGAATAACCATGAGTTTGATCTTGTTAAAAGTCGCGGCTCACTTGTTAGCGTGGGGGTGGGTGGTGGTCTTACATCGAGACAAATAGATGTGATGATTATTGATGATGTCTACAAGGATGCCAAAGAAGCGTGGTCACCTGTTCAAAGGGATAACGTTATGGAATGGTATCGGACTGTTGTTGAGACAAGACTAAACAACGACTCGAAGGTTTTGATTGTGTTTACTCGCTGGCATGAAGAAGATTTAGCGGGCAAACTATTGGAAGAACAACCAAAGCAATGGGACGTGGTTAAGATTCCTGCAATCAAAGTGAATGACTTAGATCCAAATGACCCTAGAGAAATAGGTGAAGCCCTTTGGCCTGATAAGCACAGCATTAAAAAGCTTAGAGACATTGAGCGAAGAGACACGACTACCTTTGAAAATCTTTTTCAGCAAGACCCTCAGCCAACAAAAGGGCTTCTTTACGGGCCAAACTTTAAAACATGGAGCCAAGCCGATTTAAAAGGAGAAGAAAGCTTTAAAGGTATAAGTGAAATGTACTGCGATGTAGCCGACGGCGGGGGGGATTACCTTTGTGCTGTATTCTATGACAAAACCCCAGACCTTATATACGTGAAAGAAATTGTATACACTAAAGAAGGAACAGAGTTTAGTGAACAGATACTGGCTGAAGCAATTCTAAGAAACAAAACTCAAACCGCTTACTTCGAGAGTAACGCGGGCGGGAAGATATATTCTCGAAACGTCAATAAAATCTATAAATCTATAAAGGGTAATCTTGCGCGGTTCATTGCTTTTCACCAATCGAAAAACAAAGAGTCTAGGATTTTTAGCAATAGCGCAACGGTCGTCAATAAATTAGTTATGCCTAGTAATTGGGCTGTGAAGCATCCTATTTTCTACCATGATGTTACGCGCTTCGAGAAAGAGTTTAAAAAGAACAAGAACGATGATGGCCCAGACGCACTGACGGGCGTTGTTGAAAAGGCTTTAAGTGAAAGCGGCAATTACTATTACGGCTCGGGGTAAAATAAATATTGCACAATCCAATTATTGTTGTATCTTTGAAATGTCAATAAGACGAACAACACGTAAAACTTAGCAAGATGAAAATTACAACATTCCAAACAAGATTAGAAAGAGTAGGACGAAAAGGAACTTCAGCCTTTAAGATTGTATCAACAGTTAGTTCAAAAGGACAAACGCTTAGACCGTGTTACACAAGCGGGTCGGGTCGGTTCACTTCAAATATGGATTATACCTACGATGTAGAACGCCTTTTAGACGCAATGAAAGTGAAATACATTTCTGGAAACGATTCTGTTAGGGGGGGTAAAACAGGAAACTTCATTACAATATTGACTGAGCTAAACTAAACTCCCCGCAGTTTCCCGCTAAGTTCTGCGGGTGTTGCCCTGCTTACTTCGGTAAGCGGGGTTTGCGGGTACAAAAACCAAGGATATGATAATTACAATAGAAGAGCAACAGAAGTTAATTGACACTTACTTTGAAGACAAGCAGTATACAGCCACAAAAGCATTAGTATTCCTTCACGGAATGAACGCAATGATGGATCTCGTTGATAAGAAGCTCACCGCCGAACGCGAAGCACTACAACCAGAACAACCCCAAACAAAAGACTAATGACCCGCTACTACCATTCCCAAAAGGACTACGCAACCACAATCGACGGCATCGACATAACCGTTGACTATGAGCTTACATTCGACCGCGAAGAGATACCCTTCTCTTTCTTCCACGAACCAACGCTTACCGACCACAATCAGAGCGTTCACTTCAACGAGATAACCCTATGGGATGACCAAGGGGAAGACACGGGAAAAGGATTGACGGCGGCGCAAAGGGCGCGAGTTAGCTCTGAGATTGTTGACGCTTTCACGGGGGTTGCGGAGGAGGTTTAGATTGGTTTCAACACTAAGCTTCGTGCCGTTCTCTTCGAATGGCATTAAGCGGCTGTTGAAATTAGTCCATCTAAAACATAAATTGTATATTGCAGAACAAACAAAAACCAAAAACATGAGATTACAATACGGAGTAAAGTACACCACAGAGAATGGAACGATTACCGCGCCTCTCAAGCTCAACGACAAGTTAGCGATCCGATACCCTTACCGTGACGAAATGAGTGGCCGCTGTTACACCGAAGATGGTGAGTGTAATTCAGGTAACAAGATTGACAGGCTCGAAGCTCTGGCGTACGGTGAAGAAGCACCTGAGCCTAAACTAGAACTAGAGAGGGCTTTCGATCAAAGCCTTCCAGAAGATGCTGGAATGGTAACCATTAGCCGTGAGGACTATGACAGGTTCGTTGCGATGGAGAAGTCTTTCCGTGAAATTTACATGGGTGCAAAAGCGATAGGATGAGAGAGGTTATAAGAATTGACGGACAAGTTCAGGAAGATGAAAAGCCAATTGAAATTACTCACGTCTTGGATGTTAATATTGGGTGGTGTCATTCAGGTAGCGTCCCACTATCCGCTAAAAGAATAGTTTACCTTGGGAGTTGCGCGTATGACAAGGATATGTTTTGCGTTTACAGTGATTGTGGATGTATTGAAATCTAAAAAGGCCACCTTAACTCAGGTAAGTACTAATCAACAACTAATTAAACGAAGCGGGGAGCGAGCATTGAATGCGGGGATGTATCGCTCCCTTCTTTAATTTGAGAGATATGGAAGCAAAGGAATTGAGAATAGGAAATAACATTTTTGTAAATGGTGAGCTTCAGGAGGTGGTGGACTTACCGTTACCCGAAAATTGTACATCGGAAAACACGTTTCCGATACCACTTACAGAAGAGTGGCTGTTGAAGTTTGGGTTTAGGAAATATGATATGTATTACGATGTAGATGATTTTTACTTAATTAGACTTAATGATGCTTCCTTTCGTGCGGGGTCATTGTCACATCTTAAAATGACACACGTCCACCAATTACAGAACCTCTACTTCGCACTAACAGGAGGAGAACTAACTTTGAATCAATGACTAAAGAAATCACAGTTCCCTCTTCACCACTTGAGGTTCCAATGAGTCGCTTTCAGCATTTCCATGAATTACCAGACGAGGAACGCTTTGACTTTGTTCATCTCTTCTCCTGCCTGACTGGATGCACTCACGACGAGGGCAAGCTAGTCAAGGCCACAGATGTGAAGCGTTCAATGGTTGCCTTGATTAGCGCGTTGAATGATTCCGACACCGAACTAATAGAGAGGTACAGGCACGACGGCGTTACCTATGCCGTCGAGCCTCAGTTAGATGAGATCACATTTGCTTTCATGGCTGACCTATGCACGGCGTTTGAAAACCCCGGCACATGGCACAAGGTACTGGCTATCCTTTACCGTCCGATTAGCAGGGAGCACAAAGCGATGGGTGGGATGTATGCGATAGAGCCGCACCTCCCGTTGTCAGATGATTACCACAAGCGTCAAGAGGTATTCAAAGCCGCACCCTCAGCCCTTTTTATAGGGGTCAAGAGTTTTTTTTTGCGTGGTTCGATGGAGTTGCACAGTTATACCCGGGATTCTTTGCTGCCTCAAATTCAAAAGCTTCAGCCAAAGACAGATCAAAGGCACAAATGATACAGGAGCGATACGGCTGGTTTGCTCACTTTCACATTTTAGCGGATGGTAACGTATTAGAACTAGATGCTGTCGGTGAGCTGAACGTTCACACGGCTCTTTTTTCATTGGCTTTTAAATCTGATATTACATCATGAGCGAAATATACAGAGGCTTCTATGACCTAACCGAAAACATCATAGCCCGACTTAAAACGGCGGGGTGTGCGGTCGTAACGTTCGGTGACACTCCCGACTATATGCGTAGTCAGAAAAGCCCCGTTACACCCGGTGCTCACATTGCACCCGTGGGGTTCTCAACCAACGAGGTCAACGTTGTTCAACTGGAAATCTTCGTGTATGACATAACGACTATGATCAAGCTCGATCAAGAGCAGTCAGCAGATCCGATCTACGGTGACCAGAACACCATCGACAATTTGGACACTTGCATGAGTGTAATAGATTCATTCATGCGACCGATTCAGGACAGGACAATTGACATGGGTGACGGTGGTTACTATAAGGTGGCCGCTTCGCCTCAATGGTCAGCCGTTCAAGAAGAGGGAAACGTTCGGGTGTCTGGATGGATTGGAACAATCAATTTCACGTTGCAAAATTACACGAGCTCATGTTAGGTGCTGTCTTTATATTCGCGGGGCTGACGCTTGCTGTTTGCGTGTGTGTTGGTGAAACGTTGTTTGATGACACAAAAAACAAGTAATATGTTTCTTTAATGAACCAGAAATGTTAGCCAACGAACAACAACTATTAGCATACACAGAATTTGCGGAGGGCGTTGTTAAAGATGCCAAGCTTGAGCTGGCCGCAAAGCAATCTAAGAAGTCTTACCGCGCGACATGGAAGGGCGGGAACCTTCAATCATTCAAGGTGACCACTAAGCGATACGTTCCCGACAGCTCAGGCAATCTAAGTGACTCGATACGGTACGAGATCAACGAGGTGCTAGGTAATACGATCGTTACATTCTATGCCGCTGAGTATTGGTATTACGTCAACTTTGGCAGGAAGAAAGGTAAGGGGATGCCTTACGATGAGTTGACTAAATGGATAGCAGAAAAACCCGTTCGACTTCAAAAAGGTGGGGGCCGTGGATTCGCAAAAGCAAGTGCCTCAGGTTATCGAGCACTAGCATTTCAGATCAATAGGAAAATCAAAACATTCGGTATTGAGGGCAACAACTTCTTCACCAAAACAATTGACATTTACAGCAACGAACTACGGGAAACTCTCGGAAAGCGCGTTGCAAATGACCTGCTTAAACAAATTTCAAAATGGCCATTGTCCTAATACAAGCCCCGTCGGTAAATACTCTCGCACTTAGCAGGAGTCCTATCATCATAACCCTGCAAGAGCAAAGCGGGCCAAGCGTAACTAACCGCACCTATCGGTATGTTGTACGGATTCGTTTTAGATTGGAGGGCGCGATTGCAACAGTACCCGCTTTGCCTTCTTCTATCGAATTGTTAGCCTTTCCCAACATTGATTTGTACGGAGTTTTCGATGTGTCCGAGTTCCTGAACGATCAGTTCTTACCTGACAGGCCAAACATAGCAACAGGAACAGAAACAAAGGTGGGTGTAATGGGTGTGTCGGTTGAGTACGGTTTTTATTTAGATGGAGCCTACACCAAGGAAGGCGACGTTGATACGTTCTTCGTAACCCCTGGTTATTCTGCGGTACAATCAGACATTAACACCTATGAGAATAGGACTGCAATTAACGACGCAGAAGCATTTCTAGCACCTCAATCTACTGTCATAGTCTCAAACCTCTCCGATGGCTCAGCGATTCATGTGTTCAAGGGATTTGAGCAAGGGCGTAAGGTGGTAATCGTAGATGACCAAGGGACTTCCTTTGATGTTTCACTAACAGGAACTCCTAGCGATGTTGAAGATGTGATCCTTCGTATTCCGACGGGTAAGGATGAGCTTGATACTTTGTCAGGCGGAACACTTACACCCGTTAATTCATGCACTTTCACATTGGCGGTTGACGACGGCGGACCAACGGTCTTCGAAACTATTACAGCATCCTACCTAAACGCTGACTTCTGCGATATTGAAAGCGATGTGATGTGTTACATTAACAGGTACGGCGTTTGGGACTACCTATCTATGAGAGGTCGAGCATCCGAGCAGATAAGCCAGAGCCGAACTACATTTGATCGAAGAGTTGCTGTTAATTCTTCGATAAGAGGTAGGCTTGAGATACCCAAAGGAATAAGCGAAAAGGGAACGGTTGCGGTTATCGGTGGTAAGTCAATCACTCTCAACACAGGATTTGTAAAGAACGAGCAGAACAAACAGGTGCAAGATTTACTATTAAGCCGTCAGCATTTTAGCTTTGTCGAGAACCAGAACGTGTTGATCAAAACAAGCGGCTTGGCAATTCGAAAAGAAAGCGATAAGAACCTTGTGAACTATGAGTTGGAATTCGAGTTGGCAGGCAATCTAATTCAGAATATCAAATGATAGACATCTCAACCGACCTCGACCTATTCGAAAAGCAGACCATCAACATTACTCGACGGTCACAAGACTTCTCGGAAATCACCTCGAAAGAGTCTGAGTTTAGCCGCACTTTTCTTGGGCCCGTCAGCAAAAAGAATCTTGAGGCGTTGGATAATTACGGATTGATCACAGCGAACAGCACCTTCAACCCTCACAAAGGTATTGAATGTATATGGACGGTAAGCACCTCAAGCAGATTCGAGGGCCGCTTAGAAGTTCGGAAGGTGATCTATGAGAACGGCAACCCTAAGAGTATCGAGTTCGTCTTTTATGGTAAGCAGAGAACGCTTGCCAACATCATTGGAACAGATCGGTTTAGTCAAGTTGATTGGGGTGAGTATGATCATGCGTTGACCTATTTAAACGTGAAGGAAAGCTGGGGCGGTGATCTTGTTTCGGGTAAATTGCTGTACCCTTTAATTGATTCAAGACAGGATTACTTTATTGGCCCAGCCGCGTTAGATGTTGAGGGTAACATTTCGCACCCGTCACACCCAATATTGCTGACTGACTTAAAGCCCGCAATTCTCTTGAGTGCATTTCTTGTAACGGTATTCGAGAATTATAATCTAACGCTCACCTTTGGAACTATATTGTCATCCTTTATTGATAAGGCTTTTGTTCTTCCAAACCGATTGAGTGGGAGTACTGAAGACCCTTTGATAATTGAGGAAAACCAAACGTTCAGCCAGCAGGGCACTACACCAACGTTAACCGCGGCGGGATCACAATCGGTAATCACCTTTGGTTCTTTGATTGACCCTAACAATCAAATCACCTCAGGGAATACTTACACCGCTATAATTTCAGGGACACATACAATTTTTGGCTTTTATAATTATAGATTCAACCCAACAACCCCAGACATTAGTGACTTTCAAATAGTGTACACTCTTAACGGTGATATTGTAGAGTCGTTTGACTTCTCATCAAATGGATTTCAAAACGAAAGTGTAGTTATCACACCGCAATTTGATCTATTGATTTCCGCAGGGGATGAATTACAGGTATTATTCGTGAGGCAAACGGCGGGTAATGCAGTGTTTATTCAGAGCGCAACGTGGGAAGTTCTTTCTCCACTAAATCAATTAGGAGGCAATATTGAGATAGTTGCTCAAATGCCTGACGACAAAATAGTGGAGTGGCTTTCCAAATTGTTCAAGGCATGGAACCTAATCATTGAACCAGACCCGTTGAACGCAAACAACTACACCCTACTATCTCAGGAAGACTGGTTCGGTTCTGGTCAAGTTTTGGACTGGTCTAAACTCATAGATATTTCCAATGTCGTATACAGCAAAAAGAAAGTTTACAAGGAATTAAAGTTCCAATACACGACAAGCGAGAGCAGTACTCAGGAGACATTCATAAAGGCAACTGGGGGCCGTTCTTACGGCGAACTAAACGTAAGACCAGACGTTGAGTTCGGCGACTCCACCTTAGCGGTCAACCACCCCTGTAATGTGATACCTCCAAGCGTACTACTCAAGGTCGATGTGGACGGGCAAATTACGGGAAACTCTGTGGCCGTTACTATACATAAGTCGCTCGACTCAGAAGGTGCTCCCGTTGCGGAACCTTGGCTTCTGTTTTATAATAACGGGGCTTATGGCACAGTCGGAGATAACTACTACTTACAAAGTGGTTTTAATGGATCAGATCCAGAAGGTATATTGCAAATATCTTACCCTCGAATTTCCTCAGTGCAAGACGCTATTTCCTTAGCGACAAGCAACACCCTTGCCTTTGCCTTAGAGAATCCTTTAGCGGGAACAATCGCGCAAAACACTGCCTATAAGGTGTTCTGGCAAAGCAATATTATTAACCAATACGACCCAATAGGCAGGAAGGTAGAGTCAAGCCAAATCTTTTTAACGACAAAAGAGTTTGTTGACTACAAGTTAAATGATGAAATCTTTCTAGAAGGTAGGTACTGGAGAATAGTTGAGATACGACACAGCACGAACGAAGGGGGAAAGGCAATTGCTACCTTAGAAACAAGTCGAAGCGCGACCATACCTCCAGCATACGCCACAAGCCCAGGGGGCAAGATCAATTTTACTGATGGAACACCTGACAATTTAGGATTAACAGAACTCGGAGCCATAACTCAAGGAACTAGCTACTACATTGGGAGTCCTCTTATCAAGCTAACACCAAACCTGAACTCCTATTTGCTGGCAAAAGCCAATATTAGCCTTGAGGTTGTCAAAGAAATCAATGCCCTTGGCGGGCGATTTAGAACATGGAACGATGAAGCGTAATAGAAACGAGCAATTTGCAGACACGGTTGAACTATTTCTCCAAAATGTAGGAGCCGCACGTATGAGTAATAGTGAGCGACTCCAATTTGCAACAGGGTCGAGGTATTACCCCAACACTATTCGGGGACTAGTAAAGAAAGCAGTTCGACAAATCAAGATGAAATGACAACCTAAATAGTATGGGTGAGAAAATCGTAATACAGTTAGAAGTTGATGCTAAAAACGGAGTAGCCACGGTTGGAAATCTCGGCGGCGAGGTTTCGGATGTCAATAAAGAGCTTGATGATACTAGCGGAATAATAACAGGGCTAACCGATCAACTTGATAAAATGACCGGGGGCGCTATTACAGGCTTTAAGAAGTTTGTAACGGGCGCGAAGTCAGGTATCGGAGCGATGCAGGGACTGAGAGTTGCGGTTGCGGCCACAGGAATAGGCTTGTTGCTCATTGCGGTAACTTCATTGGCGGCTTTCTTCACAAAAACAGAAAAAGGCGCACAAGCGTTGCGAGTTATATTCGCAGGGCTTGGCGCGGTAGTGGATGAGTTGACAGATATTTTTGTTTCAATAGGTGAAGCAATATTTGACGCTTTTTCAAACCCACAGGCCACAGTTGAGAAGCTAATAAAGACCATTGGCAAATTCTTAGACGACCCAATCCAAGCGTTCAAAGATTTAAAAGATGCGGCGGTTGACTTTGGGGAGGCATTGGTTAACGACACAAAGGCCGCAATTGCTTTAGAGGAGAGTTTGAACAAATTGAAGGTTGCCGAACGTGAATTAGGTATTGCTCGATCTGAAAGCAGAAGTAAAATTGAAGAGTTAAAAAGCATTGGTCAAGATGTAGCAAATAGCGCAGAGGTTAGGGTTAATGCGCTTCAAAAAGCGGCAGAGCTTGAGGGTAAGTTATTAGAGAAAGAGCTTGTAATCGCAAAGGAAAAACTAAGGATTACTAAAGAGGCGAACAAGCAATCTTCTTCTGACGAGGACGCAATACAAGCGGAGGCGGACGCACAGATAAGGGTTAATGAATTGATCAGTCAAAGTGTAACCAGACAAAGGGAGGTTAATAATCAGTTAAGCGGGCTAAGAAAACAAGAGGCTGACAAGGCTAAGGCAGAATTAGAAGTTCTAAATGACGCTCAACTAACTAGCACAAACCGAGAGATTAAAGCGGTTGAAGATAAGTACATAGAACTGTTTAGACTTGCTAAAAAGTACAACCAAGATATTGCAGTTCTGGAAGAGAATAGATTAATTGAATTACAGAGACTGCAAGGTGAAGAGGTGGCTACAAGAACAATTGCAGCGGGCCAAATTGAAAGGAATATAGCGGGCACTCTTAAAACGAACACAAAGGTTTTTCAGGTTCAGGAAAAGGCTAAGACGGGTATAGGCAAAGAAGAGCAAACCGCGAGGCTCAATGTCGTTCGCGGAGCCCTTGGAGCAGTTAGTGCCTTAGTCGGTCAAGAGAATGCAGCGGGGAAAGCAATAGCAGTTGCGGCCACAACAATTGACACAATTAGAGGCGCGGTGTCTGCTTTTGCTCAAACCCCTGGAGATATTGTAATCAAGTCATTGGCCGCAGCAACAGCCGCGGCATTTGGATTGAAATCAATTAAGCAGATTCTTTCGACCAAGATACCCGGGGCGGCATCTTCAGGCGGCGGCGGTGCGGCTCCACAAGCCCCAAGGGTGGGTAATGCAATCGGGCTAATCAACCCAACAGGACAAGGTGATCAGATAGGAAGCTCAC